TCCGTCTGTGTGCCCTTAGACGAAGGGAACCCCCCTGATCTGGCTGGGAATGGGGCGGTGCCGGCTGATCGTGTCGAGTTTGGGCGTATCCCGCCGCGGCTGTTTTGTGCTGCTGAAGGTGTCGGTTCTTTTGGTGCCGAGGTGGCGGCCTTGGCGGCGCGGGATCTAGGGATTGAGCTGATGCCATGGCAGATTGAGGCGCTCGAGGGGCAGCTGCGTTTCGACGCGGGCGGCCAGTTGTGTCACACCCGGTCGCTAGTTTCGGTGTCGCGTCAGAATGGCAAGTCGGTTGCCTTGAAGGCGCTCGCGTACTGGATCCTGTTGTCGGAGCCGGTGCGGCGGCGCGAACCGATCACGCTCATCACCACCGCGCACAACCTCGACCTAGCTTCGGAGCTGTTCTATTCGCTGGCGCCGATCCTCGAGGCCCGATACCAGGCGAAGCTGCATTGGTCGAAGGGTCATCAGCGGGCCGAAATGCCTGACGGCACCCGGTGGCTGGTTCAGGCCGCTACACCTCGAGCGTTCCACGGCTTCAGCCCGCACTACATCCTGGCCGATGAGATCTGGGACATCAGCGGCGACGTGATTTTCCAGGGCGCTTTGCCGTCGCAACGTGCCCGGCGCGAACCGCTGTTCTCGGCATGGTCGACAGCCGGCACCGAAGACTCGATCGCCATGATGAAACTCCGCGAAGCCGGACTCCGAGCGATCGATGAGAAGAAACCTGGCCGCCTGTTCTTCGCCGAATGGTCTGTGCCGCCCGGTGTCAGCCCCGAAGACCCCGTCTACTGGCCGATGGCCAACCCCGCCCTCGGCTACACCCTCACCCTTGACCGGCTCGAGGAAGAATTTCAGAGCCCCGACAAATCCGCGTTCCTACGGGCCGCCCTCAACCTGTGGATCGCGTCAGCGTCATCGTGGATTGAGCCAGGCGAATTCGCCCGGCTTCGCACAACCGAACTACCTGCCGGTGGGATTATCGCCGTTGACAGCTCAATCGACGACTCGATGTATTTCGCTGTGCGGGCCGTCCCGATCGACGGCAAGGTCGGCGTCACCGTCGCGTTCACAGCCGAAACCCTGGCTGGCGTCTGGCAAGAGCTTGAGGCCGCCGCGGCCGACTGCACCCGAATCCTGCTCACCCCAAGCCTTGACGCGATCGCCCCGCCGTGGCTGGATCGCAAAAAGACCACGGTCGGCTACGCAGAGCTGCTAACCCATACCCAGAACGTGCGGCAAATGATCCGCGACGGCATCCTGGTGCACACCGGCGAACGGATGCTCGAGGAACACGTCAACCGGGCGGTCGGTGTTCGCGCACAAAACCAGTACGCGTTGTCGTCACAGAAATCGCCGGGGCCGATCGCGCTTGCCCGGTGCATGGTGTGGGCCGCGGGTTTCGCCGCCCGCCCCGGTCAACTCCGATCCAAACCAGCGATTGCTTTCGGGCGGTAGGGGATCAATTCGCGCGCGTGCCCCAAACGCTTGCAAACGCAACAACCATCAGTCACAATCGTTGCGATGGCAAAGTTTCGTCGGCAGAAGGTCACAATGGCCGCCTATCCGCCCGCACCTGTGCAGGCCGCCGCTGCCGGCGCATCGCAGATAGGGCAGTTCTATTCGTACAGCGTAGGGGCAGACGAGCAGGCTGCCCTATCTGTCCCCACCATCGCCCGCGCCACGAGCCTGCTCACCACCGTCGTCGGCACGCTCGATCTGAAGAGCTACGGCCTCGCGTGGAACGGCGAAGAGTACGAAAAGATCTGGATCGAAGGCGAGTCGTGGATGACGCGCCCTGATCCTCGAGTGACGCGGAACTTCATTATGTCGAAGACCGCCAAGGATCTGCTGTTTTACGGTCGCGCGTTTTGGGCTGTCACTTCACGCTACTCGACCGGGTTCCCGGCGACGTTCCAATGGCTGCCGGCGAACATGGTGTCGACACCCGATCAGGCTGGCCCCGAATGGTTCGGCCCATCCAACGAACCCGAATTCAACGGTCTGCCACTTGACCCGAAGAACGTCGTGCAATTTCTGTCCGGCAACCTCGGCCTCGTGTACCAGGGGAATCGTGCGGTGCGTGTCGCGTTGCGCCTCGATCAATCCGCAGAGCGTTTCGCCACAAACGAAATCGCAGCCGGTTATTTGCAGCAGAAAGGCGGGGAACCAATGTCGGGCGAAGAGCTCGGCGAAATGGCCGCCGCTTGGGCAGCGAACCGACGCACCAACGCAATCGGCGCGTTGAACGAATTTGTCGAATTCCACAGCTTCAACCAAGACCCCAGCAAATTGCAGCTCGTCGAAGCACGCAAATACCAGTCTCTCGAGCTGGCGCGCCTGACCGACATCCCCGGCTACCTGCTCGGCATCGATCAATCCGGCATGACGTACATGAACGCACAGCAGGCACGGCAAGACCTGATCCTGTTCGGCGCCCGCCCGCTGTTGCACGCAATCGAGGAACGCCTGTCGATGGACGACATTTTGCCCCGCGGCCGCCACGTGCAATTCGACGTCGACGAATACGTCGAAGACTTCATGATGGACGAAAACGAACGCGGCGTCGTCAACGAACCGTCACCCGACATTCCCGAAGACGAAATGAACCTGGAGTAACCCATGATCCGTTTCACCGCAAACCCTGATCTCATCATCGCCGAAGCAGGCGAAGAAGACCGTCCCGCCCGCATCGCCGGCGTGGCCGTGCCCTGGGGCGTCACCGCCACCGTTTCGGGCGGCCAACGCGTCAAGTTTCTCCGCGGCGCCTTTGACGTCAATCAGAAGCGCGCCAAACTCGTCGAGAACCACGATCTCACGCAGCTCCGCGGCGTCGTCACCCAATTGACCGACACCGAAGCAGGCCTTGAGTTTGAAGCAGAGTTCGCACGCACCCGCGCCGCCGCCGACGCCGTCGAGCTCGTCAAAGCCAGCGCATACGATTCGGTTTCGGTCGGTGCGAACCCCACGAAATACAAGTTCGACAAGACCGGCACGATGATTATCTCGCAAGCCGAGATCGTCGAGATCTCCCTAGTCGCGGTGCCCGCATTTTCCGATGCGGTCATCACCGAAATCGCCGCCTCGGCCACACCAGAGGACGACGAAGAAAACCCACAGGACACCCCCGAGGAGGAACAAATGTCCGACCCCATCCAGGCCGAGGCCCAGGCACCGGCAACCATCCCGACGCCGCTCTTCGCTGAAGCGCGCCGTCCGTTCAAGATGCCCAGCGCAGGCGAATACATCGCAGCCATGAACCGTGGCGGCGACGCCTGGGCAAACATCAACGCAGGCATCCGCGCCGCAGCCGGTGACGAAGTGCTCACCGACGTGCCCGGTTTGCTCCCGACCCCGGTCATTTCCCCGATCTACGACGATGTGAACCCGCTTCGCCCGTTCGTGTCGGCCGTGGGCACTCGCTCGATGCCCGGTGCTGGAAAGGTCTTCATCCGTCCGAAGATCACGACGCACACCGAAGTCGGCGTGCAGGCCAGCAACCTTGGCGGCCTCGACACCCGCACAATGGTCGTCGATGACGTGCAGGTCACCAAGGGCACCTACGGCGGCACGGTGTTGCTCGCAGAACAGGTCATCGACTGGAGCGATCCGTCGATGCTTGACGCGGTGCTCCGCGATCTCGCAGGCCAGTACGCACTTGCCACGGAAAACGCGGCCGTGACCGAATGGATCGGCGACGTCCCCGGCGGCAACTGCTCGACGGTCGACCTGACCGACTCGGCCGCAGTCATCGCCGGCATCTACGGCGCAGCAGCCGACATGGCAGCCGCAGGCAACTACCTGCCGACGCACATCGTCTGTGCACCGAAGACCTGGGCGTTGCTCGGCTCGCTTGTCGACAACCAGGATCGCCCGGTGTTCCCGCAGACCGCACCCATCAACGGCATCGGCACCCTCCCCGGTGGCGCAACCGCATGGAACGGCAACCCGCTCGGCTTGCAGCTCGTCGTCTCGAACCAGATCACCGATCAGGCGGTCGGTACCCAGGACGCCGACGACTTCCTGTTCATCATCAACGCTCGCGCGATCGAGTGCTACGAACAGCAGAAGGGCGCCGTCAGCGTCGAGGTTCCGAGCACGCTCGGCCGCCAGCTCTCGTTCCGTGGCTACTTCGCCACCGTCGTGATGGACACCGGCCTGCTCCACGCCATCGGCCCGAACATCGCCTAACCCACCACCCCTGCACCCGAGGAGTCTGCACGATGGCCACATTCACGATCACGCACGTGATGCGCCTCGACGGCTATGCCGTCGTGCAGACACTCGAGCAGACCGAAATCGGCATCGGCCAATCAATCACCGTTGCCGGGCTGACCAACTCGACGCTTAACGGCACCCAAAAAGTGCTCGCCGTCCCCACCGGGCGATTCATGGGCATCGACGACGAAGGCGACTTCCTGTATGACGACAACGAACTGATCCTGAATCAGCTGCTGTTCGCCGACGCAGGAACCGACATCGAACGCCAGCTCGACAACGGCACGATCACCTGGACACAAACCTGCACCTGGATCCTCGCAGCCGATGTTCTCGCGTGGCTAGGCATTTCCGTCGCAACTGCCAATGACACCACGTTCGTTGGCGCGTGCACGGACGCGGCCAACGCGTTCGCGTTCCGGCGCCGCAAGGAATCGGGCTACTTCGATAGCCTGACCACGGCGCCGAGCGCGGACGTCAAACTTGGCACGATCATGTACGCCGGGTCGCTCTACCGCGAACGCGGCAGCGTCGACTCATTCCAATCGTTCGCCGACATGGCCGTGACCGCCCCAATGGGGTCTATGGGGCAAATAATGCGCCTCCTAGGCGTCAACAGGTCGCAGGTGGCCTGATGGCCGCCACAGGCGTATTTGCGGACGCTAGAGCCACTCTGGCGGCCTCTCTGACCGCCCTAGGGCTCGCTGTCGTCACAGACAGCCGCAACGCCCGCCCTATGACCGTGCTCATCGACCCGCCGACGTTTACGTGCTTCAACAGCAACATCGCCGACATCACATTCACAATTTCAATTCTGGCCGCGCCACCGGGCAACCTCGACGCCGAGGACTACCTAATAACGGCAGCGGATCAGATCATGAACTCGAGCATTTCGGTGCTCGACGGCCGGCCGAGCCTCCGCTCGATCGGCTCCCAAGACATACCCACCTACGACCTCACCGTTCGCGTCGCCGGCGTGAGGGTGTAAAGGAGAACCATGCCAGCAAAGACCTACTACCTCTCCAACCCGGAAACCCTGGTTGTTGCAGGTACCGACCTCCGCACCAACGCCTCCAGCATTGAGCTCACGCTCGGCTACGAGCCCCTGGATGCCACCAGCTTCGGCGACGGTGGCACCATCATGCAAAAGGGCCTTCAGACCGTGTCGGGCACGCTTACCCTTTTCGTTGAATACGGCGCCTCCGAAGTCGAGGGCATTATCTTCGGCGAAGTCGGCGAAGGCGACACCACCATCACCGTCAAAAAGGGTTCGGGTGCCATCGCGGCCGACAATCCCGAGTACCAAATCTCGAATACGATGATTGCCGAAGCCCCGGTCGTCTACACGATTAACGAGCTTCAGGTCATGGAAGTTTCGTTCTCGGGCGGCACCTGGGTGCGCGACGTCACGCCGTAACATTCCAACTCCAACCGTGCAAGGAGCCAACACATGAACCTCGAACTACGTGTCACCACACAAACCGAAACATACGACGTCAAGGTGACGTTTCCGGACGTGTGCGCGTGGGAAGAAGCCACCAACAAAGTGGCGTCAGACCTGGCCAAGGGGTTGGGGATGCGCGACCTGGGGCGTCTCGCCTATTTTGCGAGCCGCACCGCGGGGCGCGTCGTGCCAGCCGTCTACAAAGACTTCGAGAAAACCATCCAAGCGATCGATGTTGTAGAGCAGGGCCCGAGCCACCCTACCCCCGAGGCACTTGGCGCTACGGCCTAGCACAAGTCCTCTCCGCGACAGGGTTTTGGCCGGCAGACATACCGTTCGGGGTTCGTGACCTGAACACCACGATCAAACTCATCAACGACTCGCAGAAAGGCACCAAATGAGCGTCAATGTAAAAATTGACATGGTCGGCCTTAAAGACGATCTGCGCGTCATCCAAGACCTGGACAAAAAACTGCGTCGGCAAATCACAAAAGACTTTGCCACCATCGTCGAGGCCCCGATCAAAGAAGCCAAACGCGAAGTCCCACGCGGCGCGCCGCTATCCGGGTTCGCGCGCAACTGGTCAACCAAATCGGGTTACAAAATGTTCCCGTGGGACGGCGCCCTAGGCGAAAAAGGCATCAAGCCTTTCGTCTCCGGCAAAAAGCCCCGCGAATTCCAAGGCGTGGTCAAAAACCTTGCCATCTTTGGCATCCGCTGGACAAACGCTCGAGCAACCATCCTTGACATGAGTCGCAAATCAAACACGACACAAGGCGACACGATGATCGCCCAGTTGAATCGTCGGTTCGGCCCAGCGTCCCGAATCATGTACCCGGCCTACGAAAAACACAAAGATCAGGTCGTGAAAGAAGTCGAATCGCTGGCTAGCGGCGTCGCAAAAGCGGCAGATGCGTTGACTCGGAGGCGCTAATGGCAATCACAATTCCCATCATTTCCGAATTCAACGGCACCGCAATTGAGAAAGCCGTTAAAGAGTTCAAGCAGCTAGAGACAGCCGGCGAAAAAGCACAATTCGCAATCAAAAAAGCAGCACTACCAGCGGCAGCCGCACTCGGCGCCCTGGCTGTTGCCGGTGGAGCCGCGGCAAAAGCCGCGATGGAAGATCAGAAGTCGGCGGCCGAACTGGCACGGCAGCTCAAGATCTCGACCCGCGCAACCGACGCGCAGGTGGAAGCCACCGAAGACCTGATCGGCAAAATGACCCTCGCCACCGGCGTCGCCGACACCGATCTCCGTACCGCGCTCGCCACACTCGCTCGAGGCATGGGCTCCGCTGAACTGGCACAGTCAAACCTCAACCTGGCCCTTGACATCTCGGCGGCCACAGGCAAAGACCTCACAAGCGTTTCAGAGGCCCTCAGCAAGGCCTACAACGGCCAAACGACCGCCCTCGCCAAACTTGACCCGTCAATGCGCGGCCTTGTCAAGGAAGGCGCGTCATTCCAAGAGCTCGGCAAAATCATGGAGGAGACGTTCGGCGGGGCCGCCACCGCGGCAGCCGAAACAGCCGAAGGCCGGTTCAAGCGAATGGGTGTCGCCATCGGCGAAGCCCAAGAATCAATCGGCGCGGCCCTGATCCCGATCATTGAAAAGCTGCTGCCTTTTCTTGAGAAGGCGGCCACGTGGATCGGCGAAAACACCGATCTCGTGGTCAAACTGGGCGTCGCGTTCGGTGCTGTCGCCGCCGCCGTCGTCATCACGAACACAGCGATGAAA